ACCGTCCGCGCGAGCTTCCCGACGCCTACGCCGACCCAAGTGGCCACGCCATCCGCTGCCCCCAGCCCCCTCCCCTCTCCAACATCGATCCCTCGGGCGACCTCAACCCCCTTACCCCCCCCCACGCCAACTGTACCCCCCCCACCAACCGCCACGCCGCCTCCCTTTTCCGAGAGGGACATGGATAACCCCTTGCCGTTCCGCACCTACGAAAACTCCAAGTTCAAATTCGCGTTGTTGAAGGCGCCCCGATGGGCTGCGGACGAGCCACAGGGAGGGGTGATCGAATTCTCCAGCCCTCACCAAACCTTCATGGTCTGGGTTGTCGTGATCCCCAACTTCCCAGGGCAGGCGGATCCTTGGAAATATGTCCAGGCTATCGGCGGCATGCGAACACATCCCGTGATCGGCTCCGATACGGCGGGCTCTTTGGGTTGGGCCATCGATAGAGGAAGTCCCTCCCTTGACCGCTCCTTCAATTCCTTGGCCGTTCGCTACGAATACATCCGGGCCGAGACCATCTGGACAGGCCTGGTCTACGTCTACACGAACTCAGGGGCACTCGCGTACTGGGTGTGGGTCGAGGCGCCCATGAATGGTTGGGACTACTATTCAGCCAGCGAGGTCGCAAGAAGCCTTGTCGCCTTTCCACTGGTCACCCCCACACCGACCCCAGCCTTACCGATTTTGGGCAAATAGTCGTGTCTTTCTCCATTTAATACGATCTAGTCAAACTTAATCCGTTGGGTTAGAATGTCCTAGCTTTGTGACGTGTGAGCACCAAGAGGTAACATGGAAATCGGAGCCCTCGTCGCCCAGCGCCGCCAGGAATGCGGCATGAGTCAGGATGCCGTCACCACCGCGCTCAAGAACATTGGCGTCTTCGGCTTCGGCCGGGACGCGCTCGGCAACCTGGAAAGCGGACGCACCAAGACCATCGCTCCGGATGTCGCCGCTGGTTTAGCACGCATCCTTCCGGTGACCATCGCCGAGCTGTGCATCGCCATGGGCTACGACCTGCCGGACTACTCCCGCGAGCCCACCGCCCACCAACTCCTGGCCCTCCACGACCTCCTTAGGTCTCCGGAGCAACGGGAGCTTCTCGTTGCGACAGCGAGAGAAGTAACGCGAGGGCTCCTACGGCTCGAGCAGCATCCACCTCAATCCGTTTCCCATCCAGCGCTGCTGCCCCTACTGAATACCGTTGCGGCACATCGAGGGCGATCGTGACCGTCACCTTCATCCCATAGCCCTCCCCCACCCACGCTGTGCATAATTATCACCGCTACTCAATGTTACAGTGCCCTCCCCTCTCTTTGTCCATCCCCAGGGGGTTAGTACTTTCGATCAACCAGAACGTTCGTGCGATCTTATTCGGAATCGGCACCGATACGCAAGGTGGAGGAGACACATGAAGGGCAGCATCCGCCCGCGCGGTTCGAACTCCTGGCAGATCCGGGTCTACCACCGGGATCCCCTCACCGGCCTCCGGCGTGACGTCCACGTGACGTTCCACGGCACCGAGCGCCAAGCCGACGACGAGAAGGCCCGCATCATCGCCGACCTCTCGCGCGGCGTCTACCTCCTCCCATCCCAGGAGACCATGGCGGCCCTGCTCAACACGTGGCTGGAGAACAACGCCGGCCAGTGGCGGCCGCGGACCCTGGCCTCCTACCGCGACCAGGTGGAGCGCCATATCGTCCCTTACTTCGGCCAGCAGCGCGTGCAGAAGGTCACTCCCCAGGCCGTCCGCGGGCTCCTCAAGAAGCTCCAGGAGCACGGCGTTCCCGAGCCAACCCGCCGCTACGTCTTGCGCCTCTTGAGCCAGGCCTTCAAGGCCGCCGCACGGGATGAGCCCAGCCTCCGCAACCCGTGCGACCCCGTCGAGCGTCCCAAGCGCGAGGCGGCCAAGCACTTCCCGCCGGACCTCGAAAAGGTCCGCAGCTTCCGCGAGGCGGTCCTCCTCGACCAGACCTGGGGCGACGCCATCCTCCTGGACATCCATACCGGCATGCGCCGCGGCGAGGTTTTAGGCTTGAAGTGGGAGAACGTCCGGCCCGACCCGCGCGCGGCCGAGTTCCTGGCCCTCACCCATCAGCTCAACGTGATCGGCGGCGAGCTCCAGTGGGAGCTGCTGAAGACCGAGGAGTCAGCCCGCCAGATCCCGCTGGACCCGGACGTCGCGCTGATGCTCCGCCGGCGCTACTTCCGCTACCTCGAGGCCAGGATGAGCCTCGGACCCCTCTTCGAGGACAACGGCTTCGTCTTCTGGCGTCCTCCCGGCGGCCCCCACCATGCGGAGGCGCCCGGCGGCCGTCCCTGGCACCCCGACTCCTTCGGCCACGCCGTGAAGCGCCTCCTGCGGGACCACGGCCTGCCGGAGGAGACGCACCTTCACACCTTCCGCCACTGGTTCGCCACCCTCCTCCTGGACGGCGGCGCGGACCTCAAGACGGCCCAGGAGCTCCTGGGCCACGCCAGCGAGCGCACCCTCCTGCAGACCTACGTCCATCCCATGACCGAGACTAAGCGGAAAGCCGTTGGCAGATTTGGTACACTGGTGGCGTCGCCGGTAGCGGGCAGGGTAACGAGTTAAGGGTGGCCACACAGGTGGTCAAATCCCGCGCTGACAACCCCGCAACGGCGACGGCACCAGGTAGCCGCTGGGGAATCGTCTAACGGTAGGGTTGTGGTGCCCCGTTCCTAAATCTGAGCCCTCGCCGCACCCTGCTTCATTTCGTATCTAGTGCGATCTGTTTTAGTGTGTTTCGTCGCGCCTCACGACGGGACACGTGGCCAAAATGGTGGCCAACACGTGGCCAACCTAGGCCACGAAAAGGGCTTCCCACTCCGTTTCGCTGAAGGACCGGACGAGGATCGCGTTGGCGCGGATCCGCTCTCTGCCCTGGCAATGGGGACAGCCCTTCGACTGCCAGGCGAGGCTTTCGTCTTTCTTCTCTGACTGTCAGAGCTGCCCGCACCAGCGGCAGCGGACGACGTACCATCCCATGGCCGGTCGCATCCAGAGCTAGCTACCCAGGACGTTCAGGGCGGCCGTCACGCCGGCGGCGGTGACTACCCCCAGCGCGGTCAGGACCGCGAGTAGCGCCTTCGTGATATCAGTCGGCTTCCACACAGACCAGAAGGGTTGGCCCTGATGGAGGCGGATACGCCGCAACTCTAGGAACGTCATGACAGACAATTCCCTATCCGTGAGACCATTGAGCCCCTTCTCCGCCAACAGGGTGTCGTATTGCTCGCCGACACCCTCCAGGAGTCCATTTCCATTCCCCATTCTGCTCACCCCTCCCGCTGTCGATTACGCTTTGGGCCAGACCTCCTTGCCGTGCGCCTCCAACCCGGTCGGGATTCGCATGTTGGGCACCTTCAGCTTCAGCGCCGCAACCGCGTCTTCGAAGGGCTCCGGTGTAGCCTCGGAGAGATGCGCCGCCAGGACGTAGGCCGCCCGTGTCGCTCCCCCAGCCTCATCACAGACGGCGACATTCATGCCGTTGTCGATCGCAGCCTGGACTAATCCCGCGAGCTGCTTCGCCGCCCACGCCGGCATGTTCCCGTGATCGTGGATGGTGGCGGCGATCGCGATGATGTCGTTGGCGTGAGGGAAACCCTTGGAGCCCATGGGCAGTATCACCAGGCCGATGTTCAGGGCGTGGAGCGCGTCGGCGCTGCCGAAGTCCCCCACATTCCCCACGTAGACGCCGGGCGAGATCTCCTGCAGCATGGCTATCGCCTCTTTTCCACGGATCCCAGCCGGGGCAGGAGTCCGCGCAAGCTCCGGCCCGCGGTGTCCGGCTGAATGCTCACCACGTCCCGGTCTGCGTCATAGTCGGCGCCCAAGATGAAGAAGGTCCGAAGGGCATCGAAGGTCGGGCTGGATTGGGATGAGGGGACAAGGTCCTCGATCCGAATGACGTCCCCAGCCCGCACGCGCCACTTGGGCGCCTCGGCGCCGTTGGAGTCCCAGATTTTCCCGCTGATGGCAAAGCGCTGGGTCTGGTAGGGTGTGCCCCGCTCCGAGGCCGCGGCCGTCGCGGCGTCCGATTGGGTGTTGGCGTTGGTGGAGGTGGGCAGCAGCAGGCCCATCTCTCGCCGTGGGTAGAGGGTGAGGCTGCCGGCGTCGGTCTGGATCGTGCCTTCCGTCGTGCCGGCGAACGGGTACACGGCGTTGCGGAGCTGCGAGGCCGACTGGGATAGCTCGACGTCCACGCACTCGGAGAGCCGGGTACGCCAGGTGATGCTGCTGAGGCTGCGCGCGGACCAGTAGGCCTTGCGACTGTCCCAGATCGCGAAATACCAGATCGTGCCGTCCGAGTCCGCCAGCGGCGCCAGGTCGTCGACGATGACGTCCATGGGGTACTTACGGTTTTCCAGGTTGATCCCCACGATATCGCGCGTATTGGCAGAGATGTTGCTCTGGTCGGAAGAGATATCCGGGCAGTCGTTGGTGAGCATCTCCTTGATGACGTCGTCGGCCGTGTGGGGCCCGCCCGCCGTCCAATTGGTCATGCCGCCCGTGTTGGCCCGGTACATTTGGTCCCGGCACGCGGACCAGTAGCCGAGGGCGACGACGTGGACCACGATGCCCGCGGGCGTGATCCGCAGGGAGGGATCCATGACACGCCCTTCCCAGATCAGGCGTGTATTTTCTTGGATGACAATGCGGTAGAAATGGTAGCCCTTGCGGCCCTCCTCATAGAACCACGTCCAGGCGTCGGAGAGGCGCGCCGGCAGGTCGAAGGCGAGGTCCTTGAATCCCCCATGAAGCGCGGAGCCGAACCGGACGTGCTCCACCTTGCCGGTCAGCTCGTCGACCAGCGTAGGCGTCGAGAGGTCGTCGTCGAAGAGCCACATGGTGAGACCGGTCCTCAACGGCATACCGTCACCTCACCGCCAGGTAGCGCGGGACCACGATCACCGTAGCCTTGGCGCCGTTGGCAATGGTGTGGACGTTGGACGCCTCCCACAGGCAGTAGACCCTGGTCCCGTTGGGGTGCGCCTCGATCGCGCTGGCGTATTGGGTGGAAGGTACCGACTGAATGACGTCCGAGGTGTTTAGCAGAGCCACGGCCTGGCGCCGGCTGCGAGAGTCCAGCAGTAACACATCTGCGGCCGACGTTTTACTAACGTAGGCCATGCCCGTGTCCACGGGGAGTAGGAAAATGGCGTCTAAGAGCCAACTTGCTCTCCCTCCTGTGGCGCCGGTAAACACAGCTCCGCTGGCATTCAGGTACCGTTCGAAGATCTTCAGGACTAGGCTTGCGGCGGTCATTCCATCCGGGGTAACCGCCGGCGGCACCTTAATCGCTCCTAGATCAAGAATTGCGTAGGCATCCTCGGCCAGGCCCGATGGGAGGGTGACAAAGGAGGCCGTCGCCGGGTTCGTGTCGTCCAGCAGAGTCTGTGCTCCATAGGTCCAACTGAGCCCGAATTGGAAATCGAGCGCCGTTGGATCGGGGGCCGCATCCGTATGGCTCCAACCGCAACGGATGAGGACGCGGTACTGTCCCTCTGGGAGAGTCGAAATGGTGAACTCATGGCGCGCATACGTCCCGGCCACGAGTGCCGCATCAGAGCCGACCTGCCGAATGAGTTCCGTCTGTTCCATTGCCCCATTACTGGCCGCAGCATCGGCGGTGGAGTTTGAGGAATAGGTGAAATTGGCGGGGGTATTTATCTCGTTGTCAGTCGTGCTCTCTCCCTCGATCCAGATACTCCCGTCGTCCAGCCGTCCGGAATGCCGCGCCCCAGCCCAGAACTCGGTGTGGGCCTCGTTTTCGGTGAGCTTGATCTGGCAGAGGGCAGGCAGGTCTCCAGGCACGCCGTAGATATCCACGTAGTTGATGTGGGCCTGGCCGTCGTCGTCGTAGTGGTTGTAGACATCCCGGCCAGAGACGAAGATCTCCGGCACCGAAGAGGCTAGCACGGCCATGGCGCCATCGAAATAAAGCGTGCCGGTCGCCGACGACGCGGTGGACTCCAACCGCAGCTTGAGGGTGACCTGGGTCGCGCCGGCGGGCACGGTCTGATTCGCCAGGGTGATCTGGACCCAACCGGAGGTGACGGTCGTTCTCTCGACGGTGACCTGCGTCGCGCCGCCGTCGTTGTACAGCGCCACCAGTACGGCCTTGGCGTTCGAGAGCGCGGTGAAGTTGATCCAGGCCGAATAGCTCCAGACCTCGGCGGCATCGACGTCCGTCAGTACCTGGGTGCGCTCCACCACTTGGCCCGATGCCCCGCTGTTCGTCATGGTCAGGAGTAAAGAGGCCGTGCCGTACTTGGCTTGGGCCGTGCTCCGCGCGGTGGTGCCCGTGGCGGTGATGTTCTCCGTCCAGTCCGCCAGCGCGGTGCCCGCGATCTCGAAGGATGGGTCAAATACATAGTTGGAGGCCGTGATGGCGCTCCCCAGGACGAAGGGCTTGCAGAGGAGGTGCAGCACGGCGGCGATGCGGTTGTTCTTGGCGTGGAGGGTCGTGGTCTCACCCTCCAGCGTTAGGACGCCCTCCAGGACGTGGAAGTCGCTGGCGTTGGTGGCGCTGTCCCACTGGCGCCGAAATAGCAACTGGGAGCCGAGGCCGAACGCCGCGTACTCAGCCGCGCGCTCGAGGGCGGCGTTGATGGCGTTGATGTTCGTGATGAGATTGTCCCGGGAGGATCCCATGATCCAAAGCCGGAGATTGACCACGCGGTTTTCGTAGACTCTTTCTAAGAGATCCGCGCCATGTCGAAAGAGGCTCTGCCCCCCCACGGCCATGCGACGCGCCGGCGCAGGGGCGTTGAACCCGTCCTGCTGGACGCTGTAGTTGGTCCCGTCGTTCAGGGCCAGGACGGTGCCGCTGTCATCTGTGCGGAGGGTGTAGGTCCAGGCCATCTACTGACTCCGAACCTGCTCTTCCAGAGCGGCGTCGTTGCCCACAACCTCTCCCAACGTCCTTCCTTCGATCTGAACGACGATCTGGAGCCGGTCGCGCATCGCCCACCAGTTCATCAACGTTTTGGGGTCGATGCCCATGCCCCCGAAGGCCGGCGGAAGGTCGCTGCTGGGAATATTGGTCCCGCCCGCGGCGAGGTATTGAGCCCGGGCCATATCCTGGGCCATCCTGCCACGGGTGACGTAGAGGTTGTCCAGTTGTGCCCGCTGGGCCGGGGTGAGATTGGCGAGGATGGCGTCGATCGCGCCCTGGCCTTGGCTTTGTGCCGCGTCGATCCCGGGCGCCAGTGCCTCGATCTGGGCCGTTAGGTGATCTAGGTCGCTCTTGGCAGGACCGGAGATGTCCCGCTGGGCATTACGGAGCGCCCGCGCGGCTTCCACGGCCGCCGTGTTCTCGTCGATGGCCACGGTCTGCTGACGCATCCACTCGGTGACCCTACGGGCGGAGTCCGCGGTGTCGGTCTGGGAATGCGCGAATTCATCCATCTGCTGGGCGGCGTAGGCGGCTGAATCCTTGAGCATCTTTTGGAACCGGTCCTGCTCCGCCAGCCAGTCGCTCAGATTAGCGAACTTCGGGCCTGCGGTTTCGGCGATGGCTGCGGCTCTCTCCGCCTCGTGCGCCCACTGCTTGAGACCGAGGGCGCTTACCTCCGACGCCCGTTTGACGGCAAGCAAGTGATATTCCATGCCCGTCATCGTGTTGCCCGCCCGCAGAATTTCCTTCCAAATTTTCTCAAGGATCCCGTCCTTACTGCTCTGTTCGAACGCGTCGAGCGTTTTGATCATCACTTCTGAAAAAGCGTCCAGGACAGG